AGACCTTCTTGGATAAAGATTACGACAATCACTATGGTCTCAAGCTTTATCCAAGACATCGACATAAAGAAACTTCGCAGCACTTTTGAGGGGTTGGGATCATACAAGTTGAAACGTGTTGGTACCGAGGGTGCTACTGCAGGTTTTGAGTGGAAGTTGAAACCAACAACTTTCTACAATCAAGTGACCCTCACGTACCACGACAGTTACAGTACCAAGTCTGTAAAAGTTTTCCCAAATGGCTCTATTCAAGTGGCTGGTTGCTGTGATCTCTTTGATTGTAAAAGGATCATTACCCAATTGACCCATATCTTCAAGACATTTCTGGGAATGGAAGTCCAAATGCCAGTGGACTCCTTCCGAGTTGTTATGATCAACTCAAACTTCAGTCTCAACTACAACATCAACCTCATGAGGGTCGCACAACACTTTGAGAATCATTCCGATATCTTCAAAGTATCTTTTGAACCTGACAGGTACAGTGCCGTGAAAATTAAGTTTCAGCCTGCTCAAGATATGAAAGAAATTACAACAAGTATCTTCTCAACTGGCAAGATTATTATCACGGGTGCGGAGACCCTCAAGGAGATTGCTTTTGCGTACAATATTATCAATCAACACATCAACGACGATCCCCAGATTCGGGTCTCTCCAACCACTGAGAAGGATGTCTTTGATGTATTTTTGGGACACAAATGTGAACCTATGGTTGAACACCTAAGGGCAAAGGGTTTCAACTCTTGGCTCCAGACGATCACGAATAGGCAAATTAATTTCTAATCCTAATTTAATAAAGATGTCTCAACGACTTGGAATGGCCGATGGCAGATGCTTCACCCTCAACTCCTCAGCCCAACTCACGAACAACTACATCATGCAACAAAATGGTGTCGCTCTCGAGGATAACTATAGCTACCGTCAACTTCTTCAAAAGCAAGGACCAGAACTTCTTAACAAGCTTCAAGAACAATCCCGTGCGACTTGCGATCCATGCGACCGATACACCGACATGTCCAAGACCTATTAGACGGTGTGATAAATTCTCGTAAAAACTTTGAACCCATACTCTAGAATGTCGCCATGTGCCATATGTCTCAATGAGGTAAGGTCAACAAGGACTAATCCCCCGATCCGTTGTGGACATATGTTTCATTCCCACTGTCTAGAGGAATGGAAAAGTAAAGGTAAGAATACTTGTCCCCTTTGTAGAAAAGTATTTGACGTTTCGCAGTTTAAGGTTACAGTGACGGTTCAGAACAATTACACAGCGCAGTCAAACGTTGTGTCATTGGAGAGTGAAGCCATTTTCAATATAATGGATATATTTGATATGTCTTTTGATGTTGAAAATACAGTAGATCTAGACAGTCTTCTTGCTGACCTTGGGATGAGTCTTTCCGACCTTGATTCCCTTGTCCTTGACACAGAATGAGCTACAGTAGCGTTCGTAGTTTAGCCCAGGATAGTTTCTATCCGCCTTGCGAGGGTCTTTGATGGCCTTGCCAGATGCATCAACCAGAAGTGGTCCAGTCGCCCATCCCCGCTTGTGGCTGAAAACATTGGCACGGAACACGATCCTTTTATTTGGTGCAAATTTACCAGCACGCTTCACACGGGAAAGTGGTACTTTGAAAAACTTGGCTACAGACTCTTGTGTGTCTCCAGGTTTCACGCGATACTCAACAACACCGTGTTGCACATAGAAGTGGAAGTCTCCTTGGCGAATATAGTTTGTTGGTCTTCCAGGACAGACAAACATCATGACTTTGTAGTATCCCTTCTTACACTTTTCATTGGCTTTGACGCGGTAGATCTTTCCAGGGTTGTCAGAGAGCACCCGATTTGGGAGACCTGTACAGTGTGTATAGTTGTGATTACGGTTTGAGAGACCAGAGCGGTCACCTGGAATTGACTTTTGCCACCTGTAAGCTTCATAGTCACCAACGGCATAGGCATAGCAGTTATTGTTGCCTATACCTGTGGCTGTTCCCCAACGTCGGTTGGTGAACTTTCTTTCAGAACCACTCAGAGGAAGGTCCTTCTTCATTTGTAGTTGGTACAGAAAAAAATATAGGTACTAAGTAAAATGCAAGTCCTCGACCGCGTCGCCAAGTCTGAAACCAAGTCGGATATGCTCACCGAGCTCCTCCTCTTTGTTCTCAACATTCTCATCGCGACCTTCGTGCTTCGATATGCGTGGAATAGATCCCTCGTCAAGCACATCACCATCCTCAAGCCAATTTCTACCATGCTTGATGCTTTCATCCTTGCTCTTTCCCTCAGCATTGTTCGGGCTTAAATACCTTCACAAAATCCAATAATTCATTATTGATAAGTTGAAACAGTCAACTTATGAGTAATAGAGTATTTAGATTTCACTGTAACCCACAATCTTTTCGCCATTTGGAGTCACAAGGGTTGGGAAGGCTTCCATACCCGGACACCCCTTTTTATCGCAGTCCACAAAACGGTATGGTTTACCATTCTTCTTCATGTAATCCAACTGCTTACGAGTCCAGCCACAACCCATGGTTCCATAAACTGTCCACTGTTCTCCGTTTGAGGCGGAGGCACTGGTCTTGCGGAAAAGAATGAAGAGAGCGATGGCAACAAGGGCAATTATTATCAATTGTTGACGACGCATTATTGTATACCATACTCTCACATATTTTTTATGAACTTGCACATTTGTTCCTTGGTCAATTTTGGATCCAACTTGAACATCTTGGCGAGATCTCCCTTCTTGTAGAGACGACACTTTCGCCTGTCAATCTTGAGGTCACCATTCTTGTTGATGAAGACCTTGGGTGTTGGCAACTTCTTCATTGGATTTGGTGGAAGGGGTGTTTTTGGTTTCTTTTCGGCAGCAATCTTTCGTTCTATGCTACGAACTTGCTCTTTTACAGTAGGGCTACGCTTGGCGACCGCGATGCCAGGTCTCTTTGGTGGGCGGGCTTTCTTTGCGGCTTCCTTTTCGAGAACAGCCTTGGCGCGGCGAATGGCGCTCGCGGTTTTGACCTTTGGTGCCGTAGGCTTTGGTTTGGGTGTCGCGACAGTCTTTTTAGGCACGATCTTTCGAAGAATACCAACTTTCTTCTTCAGTTGAAGGAATGGGTGGTTCAAGATGTCCTCATATGTGGGAAGACCTTCGTGCTTCATAGGGCGAAGACGACTATCTAAAACCACATCGGACTTATTTTTCAGGTATTTCTTTGGAAACAAGTCCTCTATAAACTTCCTGACTAGTCGATTTTTTGTGAAACTGTGAATGATATTGAGAATGTAGTGTGCGTCATACATATAGTGTGACCCCGAATAAATACCGGCATTTTTGAAATCACCTTCTGTGACGATTGGATTTCTAATACCTTCGATCATAGCCATTCCAAAATCAATGATGATTGGTTTGTTGTCTTTCAATACAAGGATATTGTTCCAATGAAGATCGTGGTGTCTAAATTTTGGATACTTTTGGTGAATCTTCTTCAAGTTTCCAATGAGCCTCGAAATCAATACACGATAATCATCGGATGATTGATACTTCTTTAACCAGTTCGAAAGTGCTTCGCCTTCAATATATTCAAAATAAAGAACGTCTTCGTTATTACATGATTTAAAGTGGTACATACGAGGTACACCCATGCCTTTCAATTTCTCCGCGATGCGATATTCCATTCGTGCGGAAGGTTCAGTTGTGACCTTGACCGCAATTTCTGTTCTACACAAATCATCGAGACAGCCGTAGAAAACTGCGCCATACGCTCCCTCTCCAAGTTTTCGAAGGTTCTTTCCCTTCTCAATCTTAAGACCCTTATTTGAAAAAAGTTCATTTGGGTTGCATGCCTTCTTTCCGCGCAAATATTTCTTGAGTTCTTCACCGACCGCGTTCTTCTGAGCATCGGTCTTGGCATTATTGGCAATGTGGACGAGATCCGCAAGCTTCACCATACTTATTACAATCTAAGAAAAGTTTTCATCATACCACACCGAAACCTCAGGGGCATCAACATCGTGAAGTAGCCTCTCCAAATATATTTCATCCACATGGGACATTGCGTGCTCAAGGAGTTTTATATTTTGACTTTCAACAGAACCACGCATGAGGGACTGACCCATAACTTTCATTATTTCGGTCCAATGGTACGGAGACATTTCGTCGCAGGTGCGTTTGAAAGTTTGAAAAAGAAGGCGACCTTTGGTATGATCTTTGTGGGCACCAATTTGGTACATGAGGTACTCACCAGTCTCATTTTGCATTTCGTAGTCAACACATTCAATGATTTCTTTACCCTTTGTACGAAGACCATCGGCGTCCCCATCTTCTACGAGTTTCAAAAGTTCTTTGTAAATTACCCTGTGATACATTTTGTCGCAAAACTTTATTAGTGAGAAGTCACTTAGGGGGAAGAGCATTTGTTCTTAACTTTTCATGAGAATTTTTATGATTCTCATCAAGAGTGATTTTTGATATGTGTATTACAATGTGTATTTATTCTTCATCTACTTCCTCGTCAATTTCAATGTCTTCGTCGACTTCACCAGCCTCTGGGAGGTCGAGACCCTGGAAAGCGAAGGATGGAAGCTTCGAGGATTGCTCAAGAAGAGTTTGTTGAAGACGGATCGTGACACCAAACTTGTTGTCAATGAACCAAATGGAACTGAGATCAACAATGGCCATGACCTTTTGTCCCTTCTCGACACTGTCGAGTGGGACAGCTTCGCGTTGCATACTGTACGCTTCAGGAACAAAAGAACCATCTGGCTTCGTGGCAATCTTGAGCTTCACAGTCGAAGGGTATGGCTCCTTACCTGGACGAACCATTGGCTTGTAGAGAGCTTCACGGAGAACCGCAACATTGAACTCCTTGCCAAGCCATTCCTTGGAGTTTTCGGCGACCGTGTTGACAATGATTTCATCAAGTTCCTTCAACTTGTCGTGAAGTTCCATCGCTTCAGCATTGTCAGTATCAAAGCTGAGGTCAAGAGAATAAGTAGTGCGTCCAGTGCCTTCGTCAGTGAACGCACTGAGACCATACGGCGAGCGCATGAAGGGGAGTTGGAGGTAGAGTTTTTTGTTGTCGCCACCGTTGAGGTAGACGGTTTTACCGCCATTCTTGTTCTTACGAAGTTTTGAAAAGCCAACCGAAGCTGGGGAGAAGTCAGAGGATCGTTGGATAGAAAGCGACATTGTGTAGTGGGTATTATACATCTATTAGGAGGCTTGACTTTAAGTCAATTTTTTTGTGTGAGTACAGTAAAAGATAATCATGGGTCTCTTTAAAGATTGTGGCTGTGGGTGCAATGGTTTGAAGCAACAGGAGAAGTTCGTGACTTCCCTCATCTCAGGCCTCACCTTTTTCATCATCGCGAATCCAGAAACTTTCCGACTCGTCAGGCGAGTCCTCGGTCCACGCATCGCGACCCCCAACGGTTGCCCATCAACCATGGGTCTCCTTGTTCATTCTCTCGTGTTCATCCTCGTTGTGTGGGGTATGATGAATGTCAAGAAGGAACTTCCACAAATAAAGAAGATGGGTCCATCTGCGGGATGCTCGGGTTGCGCAGCCAAGAAAGCTGCGCCCCAACCAAAACAAGTCGATGTTGTCATGGAGCCAGGTATGATGGATGCGCCATTCGCCGACACTGGTCGTGAACTTGGATCAATGGATCTCAATCCTATGTAAGGACGAAAGATCGATCCGTTGTTTGTTCAATTTTGGAAAACTTTAAATTTTTGATTTTTTCGTTGATATTTTTCACATGTTCATTGGTAATCATCATACAATTTTCAATGAACGTTTGACCGTTGTGTTCCACAATGAGAGGTCCGGGTCCGCCAACCACTGATTGTAGAATTGCGTGCATCTAAGATATTTTGGGGTCTATTCTTTAAAACTCTTCATCGAAGCCAATCTCATCTGTGTCATCATCAAGCTTCCCATAGTCACCCACCCTTTTCTCAAAGAAGTTAGTCTTTCCATCAAGGGAGATATTTTCCATAAAGTCAAATGGATTCTTGGAGTTCCAGATCGGAGCCACACCAATTTGCTTCAACAACCTATCCGACACATACTCAATGTACTCGGACATCTTTTCGGAGTTCATACCAATAAGGTTACATGGAAGTGCGTCGAGGATAAACCCTTTCTCAATCTCAACAGCTTCCTTCACGATGGCGTGAATGGTCTCGGTCTTTGGCTTGTTCCTCAACAACTTGAAGAGTTCCACTGCAAACTCTTGGTGGAGACCTTCGTCGCGTGAGATGAGCTCATTGGAGAAGCAAAGACCTGGCATGAGACCTCGCTTCTTGAGCCAGAAAATAGCACAGAAACTGCCACTAAAGAATATACCCTCCACGCACGCAAAGGCAAATAGGCGCTCAGCAAATGAACGAGACTTCGCATCAAACCATTTCATAGCCCACTGCGCTTTCTTCTCAATGCATGGCACAGTTTGGATTGCGTCAAATAACTGCTTCTTTTCAGCCCCATCCTTAATGTACTTATCTATGAGTTTTGAATATGTCTCGCCATGTACCATTTCATTATGGCATTGGTATGCGTAGAATGAGCGAGCTTCGCTTATCTGCACCTCATCCGCAAAATTGTTATTGATATTCTCAAAAACAATTCCATCGGACCCAGCAAAGAATGCCAGGATGTACTTTATGAATTTCTGTTCATTGTCATTCAGGGTCTTCCAATCGTCCATGTCCTTTGAGAGATCTACCTCTTCCGCAGTCCAATTGCTCATTTGAGCCTTTTTATAAAGTTCCCAGAGGTGTGGATACTTCAGGGGGAAGACTGTAAATCTGTTGAGGGTGGGCGCCAAAAGGGGTTCGTATTCCTCCTCCACCCATTCTTGAAATTCAAAGTAGTTTCCGATGTGACGTCCATCACTAAATATTTGAGGGTAGGAATCAAGTCTACCGCCACACAACTTCTTGAGTTCCTCCTTCTCAATCATAACCTTCTCATAATCGATCCCTTCCGATTCACACAGTGTGACGGCGTGGTCGCAATATTGACATCCTTCCTTCGAATAAATTGTGATTTTCATCTGTAGTATTATCGTTGATAATTTTTTGCTCGAAAACTCTAAGCATGATTGTGCCATCGGAGATAAACGAAAATGATATAGTGAAGCTACTTGTAAACGAAGATGATGTCGAAGATGATTTTTTAGCCGTGGTGGGAATGAACACTGGCCTGGTTCTCGGGGTGCGTTATCTAAACCCTACCGAACTCATATATAAATCCGCCTGTGTCTATCAACTTGAAGACGGTGATATGAACCCCGCCCCATATGAAAGTGTCATGGAACACTATCCAACTGGAACTACATTTGAAGACCTGGAGATGAAATCCCTTGGTAACGGAATGTACGCGTACCTTGCAGAAATTGATATTGAAGACTCCGATTCTGAAATCTATGACGAGGATGAGTCTGATTCTGAAATGGATGACTTTATCGTTCCAGACAACGAGATTGACGGACGGGTTATTCCACCATCTGACTATAAAGTCGTAGACAAAGAATGGAATGCTTGGGAGCCAAGATCTCCAGGGGCGCGCAGTTTTAAGGATACCGTTGATGCCATTGAAGCCATGGCGAAAGCGCATGCGGATAACCTAAGTTTCACTGCGTAATTCTAAAAATCAAAAAAAGTAGGCCACATTCATACCATGATGCTGGCAGCTATATGGTCGGACTTAGACCAATTATTACCTAAACCCAATGAACAAAAGCCAGTGAATACCAATTTTTGTCGCGAGTGCTCGGGGGTGAAAATCATTTCACCTGAGGGCCTCCCAACTTGTTCGGAGTGTGGTCTTGTAGAGGACAACTTCGTAGATGATAGCGCGGAATGGACTAGCGGGATCACGGACGATGGGCGGGTCAATGATCCTTCTCGGTGCGGCAATCCAAACGCAAATCCAGAGCTCTTTTCCCATAATTGGGGTAAGGGTACTATTATTTCAACCCAGCGCTCATCAACTTATGAAAATAAGCGGATGGCAAAGATCAATTTTCACATGTCTATGAATCACAAAGATCGGTCGCTTTTTCACGCGTACCGTGACATTGACGAGGCGTGTCATACCCTCCCAGACACAGTTCTCAAAGAGGCTAAGATGATGTACAGAAAGTTCAATGACGAAAAGTTGACTCGTGGTGCAGTGAGACTTGGTATCAAGGCTAATTGTGTGTTGTATGCATGCAGATTGGCACAGTGCCCGAGGACAACGAGTGAAATTGCCGACATGTTTGGAATCCAATCCAAGGATGTTAGTCGAACAACACAAGTTTTCAAAGACACCATAATGGGTGTGACTGAGAAGAATTATGTAACAAAGGCATACGATGTTATGCAAAGACTTCTCAATTCTTTTGATGTGTCTCGAGATGAGAGATACAAATGTAACAAAATGTGCTCGGCGACCGATGATTGTGTAGAACTTATGAGTAAGACCCCAAATAGTGTAGCATCTGCGATTATTTATATAGTTCTCAGCCCTGGTATGACAAAGGCACAAGTGTGCGAAAAGTGCTCTGTATCTGTACCAACATTGAACAAAATTGAAAATATTATCAAAAAACACTTAGAGGCTAAAAGCTTATTGTAATAAAGAATGGTCAAATTGTTTTTGTCCACTCCGTGCTATGGAGGACTTTGCCTAGAGAAGTATATGTCTAGTATTATAAAGTTACAACTTCTCTTAATTAAGGAAGGAATTCAATTGTACATCGATACCACAGAAAATGAATCACTTGTCCATAGAGCCCGAAATGTTGCCGTTGGGCGCTTCATACAAAAGACGGATTGTGAATATTTTATGTTCATAGATGCGGATATTGATTTTGACCCAGAATCAGTTGTGCGTCTCGTAAGGTCTGGTCACGATCTTAGCGTTGCGTGCTATCCAAAAAAGGTTGTGATGTGGGAACAGGCTGCAAAAGCTGTGAAAGAAGGTGACGAACGCAACATGGCCATGCTTTCTTCGAGTCTTGTCGTAAACTTTGGCGCCCAACGAATCTCAGTTGAAAACGGATTTATCCCAATTCTCGATGGACCAACGGGATTTATGGTCATTAAACGGGAAGTTTTCAAAAAGTTGGAAGAAAAGTTCCCCGAACTATGGTGTAAAAATGACCATCAAAATAGAGACTTTGATGACTACCATGCGTGTTTTGATTGTATGATTGACCCTGGATCGAAGAGGTATCTCTCGGAAGACTATGCTTTCTGTCGTCGATGGCAACAGTGTGACGGTAAGATTTACGCGGACATTAATACAACCCTAGGTCATGTTGGAAACTTACCATTTAGTGGATGTCTCAATGACAGGCTTAAGGCTTAGAAACAAACTATTTGTAATATGAAGATTTGTACAGTCATTACAACTCGTTCAAAGTCGTGTTCTGTAAAGACGCTTCATACAATTCTCAAACTTAACATTAAGTGTCTAGAAAATAATGTTCAGAATGAGATTGTATATGTAAATGATGATCCATTTGAAAAAATAGAAGTGATTCAAAAATGTTTGACAAAATGCGATCGCCTCTTCTTTGTGGATTTTGGAATTGGTGTAGACGAAGAATCTATCAAACAAATTTTTGCGAATCATGAAGGTATGGGTGTTCTCGTTTTCCCAGGGGTAAAAGAAGGTATCGACTGGGGTCTTTTCAAACACAAGGTACGAGAGGGTTCCGAAGAACCTGTTTCACAGATGGGTCTTAATTTTGATACAGATGTTGGTAGAAAGATATCAAAGGATATTTATACAGTCACAAACACAAGTGCCAAATCGTGGGTTATGTTTTCAAAAAATCTCATGAAAAATGCAAAAGATAAAAAGGGTAATTTTAGTCTTCACGTGAAAATGTTTGAAAAGCTCAAGGAGCAGGGTGTGAAGATTTATGCATTTACAGCAGCTAAGTTGGTCATGACATACCCACATGAGTGTATTAGCAATATCTTAAGCGCCGCAGGTGTTAAAACCAATTAAAGTTTAAACTACTGTTAAGTACATGTCGAGTCCACTCCATGAACATGTTGTGAAATTCATACATCATGTTTGGGGAAGCAAGGATTATTTCCCAGGTCCTCAACCTGTCTCTATTGAGTATAAACACTTCCCGACGCTCAAGGGTGGTGAGTATGTTGTCTGCGAAAAGACTGATGGTGAGAGACACATGTTGGTCGCTACAACATTTGAAGGCAAAAATGTGTGTATGTTGGTCAATCGCGCATTTGATATGATTGAAGTGAAATTGAGACTCAGCAAGAAAGTCCACGAAGGTACGATATTAGACGGAGAACTCTATGAAAATACACTCATGGTCTATGATGCTCTCCTTGTGTGTGGTGAACCAGTGGGACATCTCAACCTTTTTGGGAGACTCGCGGCTGCCGAGAAGATGATGAAGGGTATCATTTATATGAAATTTGACAAGTATCGCCTCAAAATGAAAACATTCCATGCCATGCGAGACTTTGACCATTTCATGTATCAGTACCTTCCCACAGTTGAACAGAAAGTGGATGGTCTCGTCTTTACACCCGTGAATGAACCAATGAGAATTGGGACTCACGAAACAATGTTCAAATGGAAACCGTGTGAGAAAAACACAGTTGATTTCCACATGAAGAGGGGTGAGAGTTTTAAGGGCCTTGGCCAGAAGGGTGAACCCGTTTGGAAACTATATGTTCAAGAGAAAGGGAAGTTGTTCTTTGAGAGTGAGTTTCCCCTTAGTCGTATGAATGAACCATGGTTTGAAGAGGGTGCCATCGTTGAATGTATGTACATCACATGGGAACCTGGTGATCTCTGGTGGAAACCAATCAAGAGAAGACGGGACAAAACGCACCCCAATAATAGGCGTACATTTTACAGAACCATTGTTAACATTAAGGAGAACATTCAGATGAAGGAGTTTTTAGATTGTAGACCAGAACATAATGCCCCGCGGTCTCTGGAAGTTTAGCTTCATTGACAAAATCGTCATTTATGTAATACCATTTGTCATCGTGCTTCACAAAACTGACATAGTGCCCATCTTGTTGGATGCCCATGTGAACAGCACTCGCAATGAGTTCATATTCGTGCTCATCTATCAAAATCCTTTCAATAACATGTATGTGACTTTTTCTATCAAATGAAATCATAAGAACTTGTGGAAGTTTTGAAAATACCATTCGGGTTGTCGCGACGTTGTGAACCCGTCCCTCAGTGTCTTCAAAATTTTCAATCACATTCCAATCGGCGCTCTTTTTGAGCATCTCACCCAAATCTGACCCATGTGAAGTTACCAAGTGAATACTGAAATCTTCTTGGGACTGCGTCTTTCCACCTGGCCAAATGGTTTCTTGTACTTTCTTCCCGTAGAGCCATCGCTTTATATCTGGACACGATCTCTCCAAGATGTCTATGACACAAAGAATTGCTTCTTGAGTGTCATGGGGTTCTCTATTCTCAAACCTCGGAAAGTGTACAAAGAATTGTTTCATGAGTGGTCCAGGGTGGACAACACCCTTTTGTTCCGAGATCCAATAAAATTGAACGAGCTGTGTGTACAATTTTGTGAACTCACAGTCACCGTCGTATCCAACCTGCAAAAAATAGTTTGAAAGGACTGGTACATGAAGGAGGCATTGTATGGCTGCGTTAAAGTAGCAGGTATTTCCGAGGTTTAAAAAACCTCTCATTACAATTTCTGCACAAAAAACACTTAAGAAAATGGCGCGTATCATTAATGTAAAGAAACAATGCACAACATCAAAGCTATCACCGAAAAGCTTCTGCCTGTGTTTGAGGAACACAAAGAGGAAGAACACATTGAAGTTGAGATGCGTCTTGGTAAACACAATGGATCTTTCTTTGATACCAATGTTGGCAAAGACACATTTGAGAGGGTCTTAGAAGGTCTTCGAAAATATGACGGTTGGGAGAAGACTGAGACATCAGAACTTGATGTGTACTATAATGACGCTAATAACATTCGTCTCTCTGTCAATAAGGATACGGGTGATAATGGAAGTATGATCCAAAAGATTAATGTTTTGAAGGAAGATTTCAATGGAAGTCCCCTCGATATGCGTTTCAGTGTGTCTCGTGAGATCCCAACTTGGGGTGAACATGAGATGGATCGCGTTCGCACGAAGACTCGACACTCGTTTGTACGAAAGAACCTCAGTATCGACATGACCATTTCATCGGGTGACAACGCCGATATGGATTCTGAAGAGGAATGTTCGTATCAAATTGAGTTTGAAATTGTAAAACCCCAAGATGTT